AGCATCGATTTAATATTGTGTTTTTTGGGCAAAAATATTAAATTTTACCATTTATTTTTAAATATATTTTTATTTATATTACCACTGTTTAACATCTAATTTCTTAATTCTTTTGGTTATATTATATAAATACTATGAACAAATAAAAATGGTAACAATTATATAATACTATAGTATTATATAATGTATAAGTTTAAATAAATTAAAACATAAATAAATTTATTATTTTATTTCTAATGTTATTTTAAAAAAATAATGTTAAAAATAAATTCAAATAATATGTATAATCCATATAGTGAATTAATATGTAATTATAATTATGATATTAATAATGATTTAATAGGTGGTGAAGTTGAAATGAAAAAACGTTATGTTGTCAGTTTTAAAGCCAAAGAAATTATTAAACACAAAACAAAATATATTAAATTTTCACAAAATCAATTACAAATTTTAGATGCATTACTAAATGATGGTAGTCAAAAAAAATATATTGATACAGATGGTAATTTAAGATATTCTGAACATTCTGGACTATTTGATTTTGATAAATCAAAATTAGAACGCATTGTTGTTAGTGGAAAAACTAATCGTGAAGATCGCGATGATGTTGATATTTTATTGCCTCAAAATATGGATGATGCATTAGATTATGAATATATGTTTCATACTCACCCCCCAACACCATATCCAGGTGCTAGAGCAATTGGAGGAATATTATATGAATTTCCATCTATTGCAGATTTATATCATTTTGCGTATCATTATAATGAAGGAAATATTCAGGGATCGATGATAATTGCACCAGAAGGGATATATATAATAAAACTAAAAGAGAGTATTAAATATATTGAGTATCCAAAAAATAAAATTGCAAAAAAAATGGATGCAATAAATATGAAAATTCAAGAAAAAGCAATTGAAAAATATGGTACAGATTTTTCAAATCATCGACAAAAAATATTTTATAGTGAAGTTGCACAAGATAAATTATATATAAAAATGTTTAATAGATTAATCAAAAAATATTTTAATGAACATATGACAATATATTATAAACCAAGAGAATATGATAAAATTACTGGTAATTGGATTATTAAAAATTTATATATTAAAATTAAACCAGTTGAAATTAAATATTCATAATTATTTATCTATGATTTCGCAACAATATTTCATACCATAAAATAGATCAACATAAAATCAATATTATAATTTAATAATAAACATGTTTAAAATATTACAAAAACTAATAAATGAAAGTAAAAGTGCAAATATTGAAACATCAGTCGACATAACCAAACCGGGTGAAATTGGTAAAATTATTTTGTACAACAATTATTTATATATATATAATGGATCTAGATGGGTTTCATTTCTTGGACAAAACGCAGATTTAAATATTTTAACAACACCAATACCATTCGAAGGACTTATATATGAAAATACTCAAAATGGTATAAAATATTATAGAAAACCTATAAATAATCCACCAAGTTCAGTAGTCAAAAGTTGGGCAGGTGTTACATTTTTCAGAAGTAATGCAAATATAATAACACCATATACACATACAATTTCAGTATATGTAATTTCACCAAAAGATAATGTCACTATTATGTTAAAAATAGATAACAAACATAACGAAAATATATTTCAAAAAAAAAGTTCTACACTACCAACAAAAAATGTATTAACAAAATTAACTTTTGATTTTGATGCCAATACTGGGAATATATATGATATGATTTCTATATTTTTTGATTTTTTACAAGAAGGTGATAATTCAATTTATAGATTAGGTAATTATAATATTTATTTAATAAAAAACTATTTTATAAAATTATATTATGAAAATAAATTCTAATAATATAATTTTTATGTTTATTGTAATTGGCTTACTTTGTGTTGCATACGGGATTGGACAAAATTCAAAAAAATGTCCTGAACCTATTGTATTGTATAAATATGTTCCACGTGATTTTAATATTGATAATATATATCCAGATGTTATTTCACAAACCTTCAAAGATATGTTTGAAAAATCTGAACCATATATTGTTAACATTGGTAATGATAATTTAAGAAAAACATAATTACAAATTGCAAAATTTGCAAATCCCAATATATTATTTAATTATTTTTTTTATTTTATTATATTTTGTTTTAAATATTTTAATCTACCAAAAATAAAAAATGGTGACAAATTACAATTAGTTAATTCATCAGATGAAATTTATAGATATGTACATAAATATGAAATTTTAAATATAAAAAAATATGACAATGATAAATTATTATTACGTTCTATTATATTGTATAATGGACTTAAAAATATATATGAAATTATGAAAAATAAATTTAATGGTAGATCTATGATATGTTATATACCATTTCCATTTATTAATACTTGTGGTATTACAAATAATATTAGATTAATATGGATATAATTTAATGAAAATACTACATTAAATAAATTAAATTATCAAAATATCAAGCATTCGCAACAAATTTTATAGTATATTATGGAATAAATAAATTGATAAATATTTTCAAAAATAACTTAGGTAGTAAAACAAGAAAAAATGTTGATGTTGTTTTTAACCAATATATGTTATGACGTTAATAATATAATTAATCTTACATGGAGTTATTGTGATATTGCAGAATATCCTATTTATTTGGCAATTAGTAGTTGTGTATGCAATGATAATATTTATGTTACAGAAACAATCACATCAAACATTGGCAAATTATGAAATATAAATTAACTATTATAACCAAAAAAATACAATATCTTATATATGCTCTAAAAAACATGTTTTTCGCAACATATAAATTAACTATTAGTAATATAAGTCGTTATGGAATTTTAGGTATATTATTAATGATATTTCTTTATTTTATTAAATAACTACCACAATAAAACATCAATAAATTTATAATTATTATTTTATATTTATAATAATAATTATAGTTATAGTTATAATTTCGTTTAAAATATATTGTTTTACAAGACATATTATGATTAAAAAATCTATCATCATTAAATAATCTCGATAAAAAACTTAATTCTAGTGGTAAAATTATGGAATTATAAATCATTAATTATTGAGTTAAAATAAATTTTAACTCAATAATTAATGATTTTTTTGAAATAATCGCTAAATAATCAATTTATATTTATTATGTTCTATATATATTATGGATAAAAAAAGAAATTACATCAAAAATTTTATTAGAGAAACAATGGATGAATCAGAATTAGAAAGAACTGATTTTGAACAATGGCAATTTAGTAATATTGAGGAATTTTATAAATTAAATGATCATATAGTTGATAAATGTAGCGAGACAATGATTCAGTGGCTTATTAATTTAATCAAATTAATAAAAAAAGAAAAATTACATAATATGGATAAAGAAAGTATGGTTAACTTTCCAACATCTGGATTTTGTTGCAATAAAGATAAACAATTAGTTATTTTTAATGAACGTTAATTGTATTATATATTATCTTTTCTGATATATATGGAAAAATATTGAAATATATATTTGTACCATACATGAAATATATGTATATTTCATATATGATTACAACAAAACAAATAGGTGATTCATACGAATATTTTGTATTAGATTCAATTAGAGATAATTACGATAAAGTATGGCATTGGTCTCAAGTACCAGAATACGTTTTATATGAATTAAGTATAATTCGCAATTATGACATATTTAGTAAATATAGATATGATATTGGTGCAGATTTATTAGCTAAAAAAGATGATAAATATTATTTCATTCAATGTAAGAACTTTACGGAAACAATTTTAATGGAACAGTTAGCGGGATTTTATTTTCTACTTTATGAATACAATTTAAATGGTATTTTATATTATAACGGAAAATTAAGTCAACGTGTTCAAGAATTATCCAATAAAAAAGTACAGTATATTAATTTACCATTCAACAATCAAACCATTATTACAAATTTAAATAAAGTAGAAACAAAAATTATACCTAAGGATTATCAATTAGAAGCATATAATGTTTTAAAAAATCATGATAAATGTATTTTAAGTTTACCATGTGCAATGGGAAAAACATATACGGCTAGTATGTTAGCAAACCATTATGATAACATCATTATATTAGTACCATTAAGATATTTAACACAGCAATTATTAATTAATATGACAAATTATTTAGATAATAAATATAATCCAATATTGGTTTCGATGGATGGTTCTCGGGATGTTAATCAAATTAAATCATACATTAAAGAGAAAAACATATTTTTATGTACTTATGATTCTGCGGATATAATGGTTCAATTATTAGATCAATTAAATAATGCATATTTAATTGTTGATGAATTTCATAATTTAACAAATAACATTTATATAGACCAAATAAGAGATAAAATATAAACAATTATATTTATCAGCTACTCCAATAAAAGATTTTGTATGTGATTACAAATATGAATATAGTTGGCATGATGCAATAAATAATAAATATATTTGTGATTTTGATATTATTATTCATGAAAATAATCAAGAGCTATATAAATTTGCATTTTTGCTAAAACAATTATGTTTTGATAAAATTAACATTAAATTAATAGCAAAAGCATATTTTATGCTAAAAGGAATGATGTATTTTGGCAATCGTAAATGTATATGTTATATGACAACAATAGAAAAAGCCAATGAAATATACAATATTTTGTACTGGATGGGAAAATTATTAAATATTGAAATTGAAAGTTGGATAATAACATGTAATACAGCAAAAACAAAGAGAGCTAATTATTTGTATCAATTTGCAAAAAGTAATAAATTGTGTATAATGATAAATGTAAATATATTGGATGAAGGAATAGATATACCAGAATGTGATAGTGTATTTATAACTCAACCAAGCGATAATATTATAAATATAGTTCAAAGAATGTGTAGAGCAAACAGAATAACTGAAAATAAAACAAAATGTCAAATATTTTTATGGTGTAGTAAGAAAAAAACCAAAAAAATATTAGAATATTTGTCAAACAATACAAATGGCATAATAGACGACAAGGTAATTAAATTAAACATAAAATATAATTGTATTGAAAAAACAATCTATGACGAAATAAGTTGTAATAAAAAAATAATATCTTGTTTAAAATATGATGATAAATTAATACAATTTATTAAGACAAATAGTAAAGTCGCGCCTGAATTTATAGACACGTATATAAATTATATGAATAATTTAAGTAATTTTGTAGTAGATGAAATAAAATATAATAATAACTCAATAATTGTGTTAAACAGCGATAATAATTTATGGTTTAATGGATATCAATTGTGCAAAACATTAGGATATATTTTCAAATTATAAATTGTATCAAAATGCCCAACCAAATTCTATTTATTTAAATGAATATGGATTATACACACTATTGATAAAAAGCAAAAAATAACTATTAATAATTACTAAATAATTAATTTATTGTTTATGTTTTATAACAGTTTAAATTTTTTGTTACCCTCTTTAGTCTCTTACGAGAATATGCGAGTAAAGACCTATATACTTCTTACAATTCGCACAATCAACACGATACATATATTTTTGTTCATTTATGTTAGTTGCATTATATGAATTTGATTTATACATAAGGTGCGCATATTTTTGCATATGCTGATGGATTATTTATAACACTTCCATGTTTTTTGACTCATTTATGTCTTTATGGTTTGTCGTTCATTTGTCGTATTTATGTATTATTAAAGTTTATAAGCGTTGCATAATTCCAGGAATATTTGTTTATGTTTTTGATAACCGTAAAAATATGTTATGATGGCTAATTTTTTTATAAACATTTAGTATGCTCATATTATTTATATTATATATAAGGACGTCTCTATTAGAGACGTCCTTATATATAATAACAAAAACATAAAACTATTATAAATATAATAAACACAACAAATATATTTTTTTATAGTTGTTAATTATAAATGGACATTATAATTGATGAGTTAAAATATAATAACACTAAAGTAATAGTACTAAAAGATTCTAATAATATGATATGGTTTAACGCATATCACGTGTGTAAAATATATTTCCGGATTACAAATTATATCCAGGTGCTCAGCCAAAATCTATTTATTTAAATGAATCCGGATTATATACCTTATTAATTAGAAGTAAAAAACCTAAAGCAGAAAAATTTTTTATATGGGTTGTAGAAGATGTTTTACCATCTATTCGCAAAAATGGAATTTATACGGCTAACAAAGCACAAATGAAAAAAATTAAAAAACTGAACCAAATAATTAAACAAAAAGACGAAGAATTAAAACAAGAAAAATTAAAAAATCTATCATTAGAAAATAATCAAAAAAATAAACACATATGCACCAAAGGTAAATATATTTATATTATAAAATCAAAATTAGACGACTATATTGACAAAGATAAACCAGATATCCTTAAAATAGGCAAGACAAAAAAATATAAAATTAGGATGTCAACTTACAATACAAGTGTAAAAGATAATGTTATCGTTTTATATCGAGCTAAAGTAAATGACATTTCAGCAGTTGAAAATTGCCTAAAAAGTCTGCTATCTAAAAAAGTATATCGTTCACATAGAGAGTATTATGAGGTAACATTAAGCGAAGCAATTAAAACAATAAAAAGATGTATTACATTATCAGGATCAACATTGTTGTCAGAAGATAAATTGTATTTGAATTTTAAAATGAGTCGTTCAACTAAATTAAATGGATTTGAAATAAATGTAAATAATTGTAATGAACAAAATGGAGGTTTTAATGATAATGAAATGGAATACAAATCATATGACTATTTATTAAAAATGTATGTGAGATATAATTTTATGCTAAATGTTGCAAAAAATAAAGAACATTATATTTGTCCAGTTAATAATTTATTCAGTAAATGGTTTATAAATGAATAATTAATTTATTGAAGTGTTATTGTAACCAATTTTTGTTATTTTACAAGTTCTATCAATTTTATAATTTTATTTAAATCTGATAAATCATCTATATTTAGTGCATTGATTAGATTACCATTTGAAGATATTCGTAATAGTTGAAACATTTGTGTTGGTATAATTATCTTATCGTCTAAATAAATATTGTTGTTATTTATTGTTAAATTACAGTTTATCATATAACAAAATAATCTTGTTAATGGTTCATCTGTTTCTAGTTGTATTTTACTTATCCAATAATCAACACCATAATGTAAATATAATTCTTCATTTTGTTCAATATTTCTATGTGCATATATTTTAATCAAATTTTTCTTACTTTTTAAAAATCCACAATTTGATTTTTTAGTAGACATATCAACATAATTTTTAATTGCAACATTTATTTTATCACTTGATATCTTAAAACACCCATATTGAATATCTCTATAATCATCTAATAATTCAAAATTGAACCCATCATTAATAAATTGTCCTATGCCTTCTCTATTTTTAATTTTTTTATTACCAATATAAGTTTTATTATTAAATGGATTTTTTATTGAATATGTAAAATCATCAATTGACATGATATTTCCTATATTACAATCATAAAAACAAATATATTCACCTTTATTGTATTTTTTGTCGTAAAAACACCATAACCTGCATTATTTATATTGCTTAATTTTATTGTAGTCATTGTAATAATGCTAAATTTTACATTAAGATCATTACCAAATAGTATAAATATCAATTATTTTTATTTATTGTTGTTTATAAATAAAAATATGTAGAAAAACATCAATATTTTATAAAAAAATCAATCATTCTGCCCATAATTTGATTTTATTTAAAATGTTATTCCATTCATTTTGATTAAACTCAATGCTTATAATTTTGTTAATTTTTTTCATTATAATTGTTTCTCTTTCTGCTTTCCATACTGCCATTGTTGCCAATAACATTGATTTTAATCTTTTTTCTATTGTTCTATTATAAAAATCATAATAATCATCTATCATTATAACATGTTTATTATTTAATGTAACACCTGCTGGTCGTGCAATTAAACCCATATTTTGATTTATTTCTATTTGAAAAATTCCAGACAAACAATCCCATGGTTTATAGACATCACTACCAATTATTTCTGAAAGTTCTAAATCAATCTTATTTGAATCAAATAATGTATTCATAATTTGATTATATACATAATCCGAACCATTAGTATCTATCACATTATTATTATGGGAATAGTATGATGGATTTAATGTTTGTCCATTTTTAATATAAGATTTGGCTTCATCAGGTGATTTAGAACCATGACCTAGTATATATGGTACAATAAATGTACTAATTACACTAGGTTTTTGTTGAAAAATATCTTGTGTATTTTGTGTAGTTTGCATTTAATATAAAATAAAATATTATATCAAAACAATCAATTTAATTTTCAAATTTTCACAACCATTAAAAATTTGAAAATTAAATCATAACACAATAAACTACACATAATTAACTATATTTATATAATGGATTTTGGTTATCAAACTATTGATAAAGTTTTTAACGTAATTCAAGTACAAAATGTTGATGAAATTGTTTTTGACAATATATTTATTAATAATTTCTATCTTCATGGTTCATTATTTAGTTATCGTATTTATGCATTATTAGAAGATCATAATCGTACAATAGGTTATGGCATTATGGGAAATGATTTTTTGGCATTATTTAATTGTTTCAATCGATCTGACATTAGAAAAAATATTGTATATTATTATGATGATGATGTTGAATATGAATTTATTAGAATTGATAATAATTTAGTTGAATTATTTAAAACAACTAAACATAATCAATTTGGTTCTCTTCCGGTGGCTCAAATGATTATTTTTAATCATGATGAATCTATAATCAATGAATTAATTACAAGACCTGAAATTTATATGGTTTCTAAAATAGCTATTGCACTTGCAGATCAATGTATAATCGATATTCAACATAATATATTAGATTATCGAATTGATAGTCTATTTACCATTAAATCATTAACTTGTGATAATATCGATAAAATTGCACTTGAAATTGACGAAAACAATCATAATAGTTACGATAAACAAAAAGAACACATTAGATCAGAAATATTAAAAATGTTTCGTCATCGGTTAATTAGTGTACCTGTTCAAAGAAATGCAACAAAAAAAATGTTGGATGAAATAGTTAATGATGTAGTTAGACAGATAAAAGAATTAATTAAAGATTTATTAGCACAATATTCATTAGATAGTATATCCGAGGAAGAATTTATTAAAAAATTAGATGATGAAATGTTTATTGATAAAAATTTTGCTAGATTATTTGCCAAAAAAAATCATCCTGAATTTGACAATTTTAAATACGAACATTCAGAAATTGCCAAATTTTTGGGATATGTTTGTGATAATAATGGATATTGTAGAACATTTACAGAGCTAATGAAAAAACACTTACGACATCAAATTGATTATATTACTATTATTGAAGACGATAAAAAGCCTGCGGACATCCGCAGGCTTTTTGCTGACCAAATTAAAGTCGGTCGTGGGCAAAAAATAAAATATTATTTAACACGTGTAGGATTTTATTTGATATGTATTTCAGCAAACACAATTAAATCTCGCGAATATAAAATTCAATTCGCTAGAGTATATGAAATTGCATTAAATTATATTCAACAACTAAAAAACAAAATTGTATCATCTCAGCCTAATTATGAAACATCAAAAATAATTTTGTCAAATCGTATGGATAATGAGATGAATAAAAAATTAGATAGAAAACGAGAATGTAAGATTGAATTAAAATACAATCAACTATTAAAAGAATACGATCAATTGAAACAACAATTATTAGCTAAAGAAAATGAAATAAAATTACAAAAAAGTATAATGGTTGATATGGATGAAAAACTTAAATTAAAAGACCAAAAAATATTTACACAAAAATCAAATCACATTAAAAATTTAGATAATTATGTCAAAAGTGTATACAATACAATTAAAATAACATACAAAAAATTTAAATTCAACATAAATACCATTAATGACACAAATTTCATCATGAAATTAAACAATTACCACAAAAAATTAAATAAATCATTCACTATGATATTTTAAATTTAAAATTAATGGTATTGTGACTAATTGCATATTTGTTTTATAATCATCAAGTGAAAATTTAATGTTGAATTATTATATGAATTAATTTATTAGATTTTTACTTGATGACTATATGTGTCAAATTCAACTAAAACGAATAATTTAGATAAATACCTATGTATAAAATAAATCGTTTAATTTGTAAAATTCCATTTAATTGGTTCATCCGTTAAATATTTATTTGTATTTCTATTACATACACAATATGCCAGAAAAAATGATTTACCAATCATTTTTTTCCGTGTTGTGCCAAAACAATAAACTTTATCTTGATATGGTTCAAATAATTGAATAATTGCATTGAATTCTTTAATATAAATGTTACGATGTACTTTAATATAATTAGTCAAAAAATGTTGCCCCGTCGACACAAATATTTTATCATATTCATTTTGTTCTAACAAATCTTGTATTTCTTGTCTATTTGCACTTCTTTTCACTTCTGAGAAAATACTTGCATCAAGTGTTTCAAAAAAGTCAAGATTTGGACCAATATTAGATACAATATTAACAACATCTGCTTGTCTATATTGTTTTAAATATGGATGTGTTTTAATTAATTTAATGGTGTTATCATTTCCATCTTCCGTTGATGGCTGAGATAACAATATTAAACATTTGTCCATATTATATGTATCATTAGTTATTGTATGTTTAGTTCGATGCTCCATAACTTAATATATTATGGTTAATTTATAATTTACTAACTCAATAAATCAGAAATTCAATGTTTTGTAAACACAATCACATCAAAAAGTAATGGTATGATTTATAAAATATAATTATAAATGTTATCATCGAGTTTAAATATAATAAATTAAATATGTTACCATACAATGACTGATTTTAAATAAAATCAGTCATTGTATGGTAACATATTTAATTTATTATATTTAAACTCGATGATAACATTTATCAAAAAAATGAAATTAACACAATTTAATAATTTAATTTATAAATATATTATTATATATACATGAACTCTACTTTAGAATTACAATCTTTTTTGACACACAAAGGTTTATCTGTCTCATCTATGATCACTTTAGTTATTCCATCAAAATACTGCATTTAGCCAGTTCTTAACAAAAGAAATAAGTACTGCATTAAATATAAAAAACAGAATTAATCGTCAATTAGTTTCCAGATTATTAAGAATAATTCAAGAATATTTTATTCATAATAAAGTGGAAGATAATGGATCTATTGTATATGCAGGAATAAATGAATATGATGAAGAAATATTTAAAATATTTGTGCCAAACATAAAAATAGATCAATTTTATTACAATTGCGGAAAACAATTTATAGTTGACAGATTTTTACCATTATTTCAGACATTAAATGGTCATATTATATTTGCAAATGGTGATATTTGTAATATATATAAATTTGAATCAACATTTATAAAAATTAAATCGATAAATGGTAATTTAGTAAAACGACATAAAAAAGGTGGTCAATCCGCATTAAGATTTAGTAGATTGGCGGAAGAAAGCAGACAAGAATATGTAACTCATATTATAGATTACATAAATAAATTGTGTAGAATTGAAAATAATTGTTGGATATTTGGTTCTAGAGAAATAGTTTCAATGGTGATAGATAGAAATGATTTATTAGTAGACATAAAAAATGGTGAATTTTTGGATTTTAATGATGATACTATAAATAATACTAGAGAATGGATTACATATTTAACAGGCGCAAAAGATAAAAAAGATGACAAAATATTAGCAGAAATAGTTAAATATTTGGATACAAATGTAGACATGTTAGATTTTGATGAGATAAACAAGGACCAAATGAAAATCTATTTAACAAAGGATATGATTGATGAATATATAGATAGTGAATATTATGACAGAGTAAAATATTTTGAATATATTGGTGTGAAATATTTTAGTTATGAGGTTTAATTAAATTCAATGCGTTTTTGATAATGTGATTATTATGATATTTATTGAATTTGAAGAAAAGTGCAAATTTAATTATTCCAAAATATGTTTGATTATAGTTATCTGTATATGGTTTTTATTTTATTTGATTTTTTGGCACCATACAATACTTGAGTGATTTTCTTAAAAATACTGAATATCCGTGATTGTATGGAAAATCTTCAATATATTCATCATCTAATTCAACATATGATAATAACTCAAAAGGTATAAAGTCTTTTTTGTCATCAATATGATTACCTGGTGAAAAAAAACTAAAATTTCTAAAAAGACCATTTACAGAATTAGATCTAATCTCATGATAATTATTTGTGATGGAATCACTTATCCAATATTTTTCACCATGAATATTTGACAATTCTATCGCGAGTGATTGGACACTTGATGTTTCCAGATACATTAAATATCCTTCTGTAATAAAAATTATATTTTCTTTATTTCTTTTTTTTTGGTATGCATTTATAAATGCATACAAATTTTTTCTTTCAGATTCGTTACTTAAATCACACTGATACCTAATCAACTGTTTTGTTGTTCTTAGTTGTGCATTTTGCGATGACTTATTACCAATCATTTCTTGTACTCTTTTATTGATTAATTTTTTCAATGACTCAATATCGAGAAATTCTTGCGATGTTTTACTCATAATTTGTTGCAATATGTTACTCATAATTTGTTGCAATTCAGGTTCATCAATAATTTGTTGCAATTCCATTTTATCAATAATTTGTTGCAATTCCATTTTATCAATAAATTGTTGCAATTCCGTTTTATTTAATATAAGATGACTATCCCAATTTAAGTCAGATGATAATTGTGATAATGCTTCATGTTTTATTTGCATAAAATCTTTGTCAACTTCAATATAATCAACATCATTCCCACTATATAATTCTTCCACTGCATAAGGAATTATTTCAAGACCACATGCTAAATTTACGATTGTACAATTATTATTTAATTTTTGTAACATATTTTTTATAAAAAATGCGACACTATCTTTTCTTTTGATTAATGTGGGTTTGAGATATGATGGATTTTGTGATTTTTTTGTGTGCATATCTGTTGCTGGTTTTAATGCTATCAATGCTTTTTTTACATTTCATTTTCGTCATTTTCATATTTCGGCATAAATACGATAAATGCAGATTCGTACAATTTCACCTGGTCAGTGTTTGTTGTTTCTTCAGTCATTATATTTATTATTAATTATAGTTAGATATAATTTTTGATTTGACGTTAATTCTTTTACTGCCATTATGTGGTATTTTATATTTTATGAAATAATGAATACTATATTAGGTATAGGATGTATTTTAATTTAAAAATGTAAAAACAATATCAATAAATATTGTTTAAATTTATAACCATAAATTTTTTAGCTTATAAATAACTTGATTATTTGCGGAGTGTTTTTAAATAAATTATTGTTATAAATGTTTTGTATTTTTTTGAAAATTTACTTATTTTCAAAAAAATAACATAATGTTGTTGAGTTAGTTTTTACAACTTGCAAAACTACGTTATATCAGTTGTTTTTTAATAACATATGGATGCATTTATTTGTATTTCTGTCAACCCCAAAGTTTTTCCAATCTCAAATAATTCTATATTTACTTGATTTAATTCGTTTCGTAATTCGACATCTTTGATAATATGTTTTCTTAATTCAGACAACTCACGTGGCTGTTTTATAGCAATATGTGACATATTGCTAGTTATAATTCTTGATTCGTTATTATATATATTGGTACTTATTGATTCTTCATCATATGCATTAGTAATTATTGATTCATAATCATGTGCATCGATAAGTTCATCATTATATACATTAGTAATTTTTAATTTGTTATTATCGTCAATAGTAAATATATTTGTATTTTTAAATGTTTCAAGCGAATAAATTGGTATACCTCTATTAACGCTCATTATTTCAGACATAACATGATCTATACTATGAATAAATGTACTTAACCATATAAATGTGGCTATAAAATGAGAATTTTCTATACTTTCTGCATCCACACATTTAGTTTTCATCAATTGTAGTGTTTCTAATTTTATTGCATCGATATGTTTATTATTTTCAACCTTGCCAGAAACATATTTATGAATAATTTGATATGCTCTGATTATACATCTTATATATGGATATAAATTTTTGTGTTGTTCAAGGTTAATGTTATGAATTTGTTCATAACAATCATTACCAATATTAAATTTAAACGGAAAACCAAATTGTAAACCACTTGCTGTTGCTGTTCCGCTATAAAAGGACATTACTTTAGCTGAAACGCACTCATTAAATATTATAGCGTTACAAATGTTTCCTATTATTGGTTTATGAATTTCATTATTACCATAATCAGTTACATAACCACCTAATCCATTTTGATTTGTACATAATATATATTTAATGTGACTTTGTAAATCAATTTCTTTAATTTTACTAACCTTTTCAGATGCTGAAATTGCAAATGCATCTATAAAATGAAAATGGACAAAGTTATGGCAATGAAAAACAATATAATGAAATATTGAAATTGATGCATGCAATAACGCAATTTTCCATTTATTGTTATCTTGATTAGTGTATTCTATAACATGTCCATCTTTAAATTTAATATGTGTAATTGTCTTATTATCATGATCTAAAGTTATTGAGTGGCAATCTATGCATCTATATTTATCTTCATGTGTTGTACATTTACAATCTATCGTAATTGTAGAATTATCTATATATAAACTACTTGAATTGATAACTATATAATGATATAATTCATTCGCGTTCATAAGTTTTACTCGTGGTATATCTATCATCAACATATTATCATATTTATATTTGCAATACATAAATGTGTCATTTAGTTCGTTCCGAACATTCATAAAATCATATTCTTCATATATTCGTGGTTTACATAGTAACATTCCATTTTTGTCGTAAATCGGTTCAAATTCTTTCCCAATGCTCAATAAATTATACAAATTGTATTTCAGCTCAACATATTTTTTATTTATGAATATGATGCATCTATAGATTATAGATGTTAAATCGTTTAAAATTAATTTAAATATTAATTCTATGACTTGATTTATCACATTGTATTTGTGTTTTTTTTTTTCGTTGAAATTTCCAGGTTGTTGCTTTAATAGCTTCCAACCAAAAAAAAATGACAATGTTTTTTGAATGTATGTATATATTGTATACATTTCTTGTTATCTAAACCATCTAAAAAATATATTGATTTATGTAAAAATTTTGATTCATCAAAATTTTTACATAAATCAATATATTTTTTAGATGGTTTAGATAACAAGAAATGCATACAATTCACTTGGATAAATTTATTGTATGGAAATGATTTTTATAAAAATCATTTATTTTTACATTTAATTACAATCATATCATCATCTAAAAATACAAATAATCTGTATAATTTATAAAATCTTGTGAAAACATTTTCTTTGATATAATCAACATCATAATCTTCACATATTTTTTTAATGTCTTTTGCCATTAATTTATATTCTAAACAACTACATTCTGGAAACATATGATGTTCAATTTGATAATTTAAATATCCCTGTAAAAAATCTATTATATCTGGATCAAAGAACCATTTTTTTTCAAAATCATTACAGCATAAATAATTTGCACTTCCCAACACAGATCTATATATTATATCGTTTTTTGTATTTGTATATGTAGATATTTCAGGTACAAATCTACACAAGTCTTTACCGGCATGATTAGGAACAATTATTATAAACGAATATATGTTTGTTAATATTTCTGAGGCTATTAAATTACATAATGAGAAATAAAAATATGAATTACCAAATATAAATCCCCAGAAATAAGGAATTACTAAAAATCTGTAAAAGAAATAAGGCAGTAGTGTTTGTATAAATGTTATATTATATTTAAAAATTGCGTCTGGTAATAAACATAAATTTATTTTTTTGCTATTGTTTTTATTTTTATAATGGTGAAAAATATTTGATGCATAATAATACCATCTCCATGTGAGCATAAAAAAAATAAAAAAAATATTATTTTTTATGAATTCTGATTTTTTTAATTGTGTATTTCTTGCGTTTATTATTAGATCTGGATCTTTTGTTTCATTTAAAAAACAATGATGTAAATGGTTATGTTCATAAGACCATGCTTCTACTAAAAACCAATCTAACCAATCTATGTGTTTTCTGATTATACCAATACCAAAAAATTTTTTTTTCAGATGCTTTTCATTGCAATCATTATATCCACCATGACATATATGATGACCTGAAATTGTCCATCTTGTAACAGTATATATAGATAAAGCAATTACAGAAATAAAATTGTATTTTATCCATATACCAAAAATACCGACAACAAACAACACATTTTGCCACAACACCAATTTGTTGTAATGATGTAATTTATCTTTTATCAAATTGTCTTTATTCACTAATTTTTCTTTTGTTAACATTAATTTGTTAACAAAATCAACATTTATATTTTTCAGCAAAACTAATTTTTTTTTAATCTTATGTTTTTTCAGTTTTATTTTTTTTGTTTTTATTCATAGGATACATATATATATTATTCAATTGTATTAATTAAATTTTGCTGTCAACAAATTTTTGGTTTAAATTAATTTTTTGCAGTTTATCCATAATACAACAATTTTTAACAAGAAAATTAATATTTTTTAAATTGATGGTTACAATGTATTGGTCATATAGCATTGCAACATTCATAAATATTATTTATAAAATATATAATATTTATAATTATTTTTCAATCACAATAATTATATTTATTTATACAATTATTATATTATTTTTATTTGTACACATTATCGGTACATGATCTATGACAACCAGTTTCATGATGTATACCATTAAAACAAATTGTACCAAACATTGTTTCATCATTTTTATACACTAAATTACCGTCTTCATAAAATTCATGTACGTAATAATTAGACTCCATATCGTCAAATTTAAATGTGTCATTAATTTTAATTGCCTCATTTTCAGGTAAATCCAGCAGTGTTTTTATTGTATGTATATCTCTTATCATTTTAGTCGGTATGTGTTTTCGTAATATCCATGAAACTTTTCCAGAAGTTTCAGCGTACCAACCGGGTTTTTGTAACATTTCAATCCTTAATCTAATAGATTTTTTTTTTCCATCATCAGAACCATCGTGACAACCTAATGATAATTTATTGCCAAATTTTCGGACTTGAAACATTAAAAAAGCATTAACACTACTAATGTCGTCTGTATTAAATATTACACCACATGCATATTTTTGTAAATCAACTGGTTTTTTAAACCATGATGTCACTCCGTAGCTTTTTGAGTACATTAAAAATAATTTTTCCATTATCTCCTCAGATAATTCTGCAGAATTAAAAATTTTATAATCCATTCTATATATATATATATATATAGTTATAAAAAAAATCGATAAGCAAAAAATTAATTCAATTTCAATTCATAGTCATAGTTATTTTCTTCATAATGTCTCATAGTGCTAATAATTATCTCATGATTTCTTAATTCCAAATCATAATCGTAATTATTTTCTTCATAATGTCTCATTATACTTAGATTTATTTCATCTGAAGTAAAATGTTTTTTTGTTTTTTCATTTATCCGTTGGTAATATATTAGACTTCGTAAAGGCTCAATTTTTTGACTTATTACAGATCCACCAAATGAAACCATTTTACTCATATCAACAAAATGCGATTTATATTCCATAATAATATATATATATAGAAAATATTTCAATTTTATATATATTGTATCCAATAAAATTACATTTATTTATACTAATTTGACTGTAATATTTGTTTTTCTACGAGTACAAAATGCATTTAAATCTAATACTTGTTCTTTTTTATCATATTCTTCATCAAATCTATTATCATTCCATTTAATAAATCTTTCACAACCAATTGTAAAATTTGGAGTTTTTTTAGCACGATACCAAAATACTTTTTTTCTAATATCTGTACTACGAATTCTATTATTAATTACCATACACCCATAGTTTTGAGTCACTTGTAAAAATACTTGATCAAATATATCTCTACTTGGAAACATTCCTGCATAATGTTCATATAATCTTTTTCTATTTGAAAACATATCTTCTCCCAGTAAAAAAATAAAATCAAAATTTGATCTTAATTCTGGTTGAATACCTAATGAATATTGCATCGTTAATATAAATGTTAATTGGAAATGTCTCCCTTCATTAAATATAGATAAAACATTTGGATCTTTGAGCCATAAATGCTTAGAACTCATACAATCATCCATAATTAAAAAAGTTCTTGGATCTTTTGGTTTTTTCCCCTTTTTTTCTCTTTTCTCATTTTGTGATAACATTTTTCTTTGACGAGCTAAAACATTTGGAATAATTGATTCAACATATTCATGATGGGTAAATGATTGAGGAATAAATTCATTATAAAATTTAGTCATTTTATCAGTTGGTGCAATGACAGTGCCACATGGTATATCCTTGATATTATACATAATATCACGAACTACCCAACTTTTTCCGGAACCGGATTTTGCAATCATTGCAATTCTAGGATTTAAAAAATTACCTTCATCATTATACACTAATGTATTCATATCAAATTCATCAAGACTTAATTCAGCACCACCTGCATTATATGTATTTGCAGACATTTAATTATATTTACTATAATATAATGATCCATATTTATTTTATAACAATTAATTTTCAATAGTGAAGATGGTTGAAAAATTTTAATTAAATTAATAAATACAATTACCATAATTAATTGTATTTATTAATTTAATTTAATTAAATTAAAATTTATCTAATAAAACTTGCCCATTTAATTTTAATGATGGATATTGATTTTCCATATTATATATAAAATATACTATGATTATCCAATTTATTAATCCACATAATACACTTGTTCTTATAATTTTCTCATTTTGTGGTGTTTTATCTTTGGAGATGTATTTAACATCTAAATTTAATATTAAATATATAATAAACATCGTTAAAAAACAATAAATTATAGCAGTTTGAATGTCCATATTAATCAACAATTAAATTATGTTTAGAAATTAATTTATATATTTAATTCTTTATTTACATATTTTATTCCAATTTTTTTTGGTTCGTTATTTTCATTATCATTTGCAATCAGTTTAATTGTATCCATCGTTATTTGATTGTTCTTTTGTCCCATTGTATATGATTCAAATATTTCCATCTTTTTATTATGTGGCATATATGATTCACTTACATTAGAAGATACACTTGGATAATCATGTTTCGGTCGTTCCTTAAAAGTGGAAGGCATTTTTTCACGTTCTTTTGTTCTTTTGATATCTGTATTTTCCATTTTTTTTAAACTTGCTACAATATCTTGATCAGAATTTTCCGTATCTTTTTCTAAAATATTTGTATCTAATATAATGTTTGATTTAGGAAATTCTCCTTTTCTTTCTCTATTTTCTCTATTTTCTCTATTTTCTCTATTTTCTCTATTTTCTCTATTTTCTTTTTCTTTTTCTTTTTCTTTTTCTTTTTCTTTTTCTTTTTCTTTTTCTTTTTCTTTTTCTTTTTCTTTTTCTTTTTCTTTTTCTTTTTCTTTTTCTTTTTCTTTTTCTTTTTCTTTT